GGATACATCTTTTTTTGGAGTGTATTTTCAATATTCCTAATAGTAGGAATTTTAACCTTAATGAAACAAAACAATAGATGATAAGTTTTCATATTAGTTACATAAAAGGAGGGATTTATTCCACAGGGATTACCCTCCTTGCTAATAATTACAGTGATGCTGTAATGAAAGCAAAAGAAAAAAATATTCTCGAAGAAGATATTGTCTACATACAAAGAAAATAGTTATTAAAAACAAATAAAAAATAAAATAATGACCTGTAGCTTAATTAATTAAAGCACTATACGATTAATATAGAGATATAGGTGTAAATCCTATCAGGTTTAATACTTTACATTTTAAAACATTTTAAATGAATAAAAACATGAATTCATATGAATTGATAGAGACCTATCCAAGCTCTCCAAAATTAGGTACTATTGTAGTAGATACTAATATAAATAATGGAGCTAAAGATGGATATTTTAGTGAAAATTGGGGAAAACCTAATGGAGGATCAGCTTTTAAAATTAGTATACAACATGATTGTGAGAATAATCCAAAATTTTGGAGAAAAATAGAAAATAAAAAACTATTAACCAAAGATACTGTAAAAGAAGGGCAAAAAGTATATAGAATTTGGAGAAATGGAGATAAAACTTTAGGTTTAATTAATAATAATTCATATAAAAATAGTCTTTCTTTTGAACCTTTAGAAGGATATCCTAAAGAAGGAGGTGTTACTGAAGGTCTACTTTATGGATTAGGAGATTTCTATTATGAACTTGTAGAAGAAGTTGTTGAAAAAGATTATGAGATATTATCTTTAGCTAGAATTTGTTCAATAAAACCTACAATAACAGATGTTTCTGATTATGGTGATGAATTTATTAAAGCTTTATTAAAATGTGATAACACTATAATTCATTCAATTAAAAGAAATGATGGTCAAGTATTTACTGTTGGTGATGAAATTATTTACAATGAAATCTTTCCAACAAAATTAAAAATTAAAAGTATTCAATTATTTAATGGTGAAATACTAATTCATAAAGATTGTACAATGAATACTAATAAATTATCTGAAATTCAACATTGTAAAAAACCAATATTTAAAACTTTTGATGGTGTTGACATATTTGAAGGCGATAGAGTATATAGTGTAACTCCTAGTTTTTGTATTGGTTATTCGGGTAGTTTAAAGTATAAACCTATACAACCTTGTTTCTTAACAAAAGAAAAAGCTGAAGAATATATCTTTTACAATTCTCCTGTACTTTCTCTAAAAGAAGTAGGAGAAATATATTTAACAGCTAAAGAAAAAGGAAGTAAAGCTTATACTTTAGTAAGACAAAAATTAAACTTATAACAATATTATTAACTTAAAAATTTAAACATTATGATTTCATTATTTAAGAAACCAATACCAGTTGAAGTAATTCATGCTGAATTTGATTCAGCAGAAACTAGAATTTTAGATCAATGTGATAAGATTTTAGCAGAATTAAAAATACCTACTGAAAATCAAATAGAAAAGAAAGCAGATATGTTGTATAAATTAGGATTTGTAAATTCTGAAGTAATTCAACAAGCTTCTATTTTAAAACAAAGAACTTTAAATACAAAAAATATAATTGATATTACTTCTAAACAGGCTCAATCTATTAGATATCTAAAAAGCAAATATCCTTTAGAGAAATTTATAACAATAGACGAATTAAATAGAATTTGTGATAAATATAAATTAATTCATGCTCCTGCTGCAAATTATATTAAAGATATTCCTGAAAAGAATGTATTAGAAATGGCTAATTATAAAAAATTAGAAAAAGATGATAAATTTAAAGAAACTCTTTATCTTTCTGATTTTAATAAATTAGGAGAAATTCTTATAAGAGAATTAGGGAAAGAAAATAATCCTTCTTTTACTCTTGAAGAAATGATTGAATTAAATGAATATTGGTTAGGAAAAGGAGAAAATCAATCATTAAGTTTTGGTATTTATGATTTACAACATAAATCAGATATGTGGTTTGCAGCAGGAGGTCAAAATTATTTAAAAAGTAAATATATAGAAGTATTTGGTTCTTACCCTAGATTTAATAAATCTACAATTATAGAAAAAAATGGAATATTTATTGCTGCTCCAAATTCACATTTTAATTTAGAAGGATTAGAGAAAAAATCTAAATTTGGATTCTTTAATGTTATAGTCAAAGAAGTAAAAGATCCTGTAGCATTTGAATATTGTATAAATGATATATGTAGAATTATAACTAAATGGGGAACAGATGATGATCAATTATATTTAGATCCATTATTAACTGACGAAACATTAAACTAATTAAAAGAGTTGAGAAACTATAAATCTGAAAATTTTATAAAAACAAATCAAACAAATTAAAAACAAAATTATGGAAAAAACATCATTAAAATCATTATTTCAAAAGGGAATTATAAGAACATTCTCAAATTTAAACGAAAACACAAATGGGTATCCATTTTTAACTTTTTTAGACTCAAAAGGAAAATCTACAAATATTTATTTTGGACAAAAGTCTGCAATAATCATTAAAGATACATTTGAGATTGGAGCTTCAGTTGTTTCAGCTGTTAAAGATGCTGATATTATTAAAACAACAAATGCTTCTGGAGAGGAAAGATTTAAAATTAGTTTAAACGTTGGAAATTCCAATTATGCTTCTGATACAGAATTATTAGATGCATTTGGTGTTGAAGATTTATCAACTGATTTTGATTACAATGAGTTTCAATCTCAATTTCAAGCAAAACCAGCAGAAGTAAATCAACCTGCATAACATTTATTAATCAAGGCTAATAGTTGAAACAACCTTAAAGACTATTATTTTTATTTATTATTATACCCTTACAAATTATGAACATTCCTGTTTTAAAATTATCAGAAAATCCTTCATTAAGTGAAATTTTAGATTTCAAAAAAGCCACAACAAATTATCCTATTTTAGAAATGAGAAATAAATTTGGAATGTTACTAGGTATTGGTACTTCTATAAAAGCATTTCAAGATTTAAAATCTAAAAAAGGTGAATATTTATATTCTACTGAAACAAAATCAGTAGTTAAATATGATCAAATTGTATCTTGGATACATCAAGATACAATAATTAAACCTTATAGCCCTCAAACTTTCTTTCAAGTAAAAGAAGAACATTTAAAAGCTTTTCAAAATAGTGAAAACTTTTGGAAAGAAAATTTAGAGAAATTTGAAAAAAGTAACTCTATAAAAAAAGAATGTCCAGATATCCTTATTAAAGGTTTTTAGTCATTTTAATATTTTCCTAAGACAAACCCTTTTTTATTACTTTTAAACATAAATAATTATGTTTGTAGAATTAACTACACAAGAACACATGGTATTATTAATGATGTATAATACTGTCCCTATCCCTGAATCTCTTTTTGGACCAGAGAAAGAATCTCTTTTCGAAAAAACATTGGTTAATAAATTTACCAATAACTATGCTATAAATACAAGAGGTATAGCTTTTGTTCATCAACAAAGAGATCCCAGAAATTTGGAGAAATATAAAAAAGCATCTATTCCTTTCTTAGCAAAATTAGAAAAAGTAGCTAAAGAAGGATTATTAGAAACTAAAGCAGAGGAATTAACCAAAGCTTTATTTGCTTATAAACTTATTAAATAACAAAATAAATACCCTTATTAAAGAAAAATAAGGGTATAAAAAAAAAAAATAAATTGATATGGAGAAAGATAATATAAATCCAGACCATTATAAAAGTGGAAAAATTGAATGCATAGATGCTTTAGAAGCAGCTACTGTTAATAAAACAGGTATAGAAGCTGTATGTACTGCAAATGTTATAAAATACTTATGGCGTTATGAGAATAAAAATGGATTAGAAGATGTTAAAAAAGCACAATGGTATATTAATAGATTAATTGAAGTTTTAAAGGAAAAAGAGTTGTGAAAAAAATAGATTATAATAAACATATTATAGAAGGTTGGATAGTTGAGGATTTTATAGATGCACTTTCACCAACATTAGATATGATCCAAAATAATAAAAGTTGGATGAAACCTATTAAAACAAAAACAGAATTAAAAGAATGGTGCAAGGATAATCAACCTTACTATAAAAAACATATTCCAGAAGTTGTAAATCATTTTGCAGAAAAATTTAACTTGAAATAGCTATGGAACTACATTATAAAGTAAGAACCTACACCAAGAAAATTTAGAACCTTAGAACATAAACACCCTCTTAAAAAAGGAGGAAAACATTCAATAGACAATATCACTATAGCTTGTTTAGTATGTAACTCTACTAAAGGTAAAAAGACAGAAAAAGAATTTAAAAAATATATCAATGAAACAAAAAACTAAAATAGGAGCAGAGGTTGTTGCTGACTCTCTGGATACTCGTGGGAATAGACTCACGAGTTTTTTAATAACAATGCCTCGCATAATTTTAAGTGAGATAAACACTCATAGAATGCTTTCTAAGAATACTTCTTCTTCAAGAGCTATTCCTTTTAACAAAATGGTAGAAAGCGTACAGAATGATCCATTTATACCTATTGCTTGGCAAAGAGAACATAAAGGTATGCAGGGTAGTGAATATTTTACAGATCATAAAGATATTGATAGATTAGAAGATGCCTGGGTTTTAGCAAGCAAAGAATCTATTGAAAGAGCTACCGCATTAACTGAATTTGGATTAACAAAGCAACTTTGTAATAGACTTCTTGAACCTTTTATGTGGACTACGATGTTGATTACAGGTAGTAAAGAAGGTTGGGATAATTTTTTTAAATTAAGAAACCCAGTCTATAAGTGGGATAATAAAATTTATAAATCATTTAAAGATTTAAGTAATGAAAAAGGTGGAAGTCCTGAAGAATTTTCTCATTGGAATATAATTGATAAATTAAAAATCAATAAAGGTCAAGCTGAAATTCATATAATGGATTTAGCCGAGAAGATTTATGATGCTATGAATGAAAGTACTCCTAACCAATTAAAGGCTGGAGAGTGGCATATTCCTTTTGAGGATAAGATTAATATTGAAGATTTAATTATTAAAAATAATTATGATAATATTGATTTATGGGAAGAAGCTCTAAACAAAGATAAAGTTAAAATCTCAACAGCTATGGCAGCAAGAACTTCTTATACAGTATTAGGAGATGAAAAGGAAATTGATTATAACAAAATGATAAGTCTTCATGATAGATTAATTGCTCAAGATCCTCCTCATTCCTCGCCAATGGAACATTGTTGTTTAGTTGTTACAGAAGAAGAGTACAATGATTCTTTTAAGGGTAGAGAAAAAGGATGGTTTAGAAATTATAAAGGTTTTAAAAGTTATAGACATTTAATTGAAACTAGATAAAATAAAAAAAAATGAACAGAATAAAAGAAGTTTTAGAAGGAGTTTATAGCAATCCTGAATTAAGAAAATCAATAATACCTCTTTTTATAGGAAACCCAGGGCTTTCTAAAACTGTACAAATTGAAGAATTTGCTAGAGAAAAAGGAGTTAAGTTGGTAACATTAATTACTTCTCAACTTTCACCTATGGAAGTTTCAGGATTAATTATGCCTAATAGAGATACAAGAACTATAGAATATTATGATAGTGAATCTTTATTGTCTTTAAGAGATGGTGATATTTTATTTTTAGATGAAATTCTTAATGGTTCTCCTATAGTACTTGCAGCAATGTTGACATTATTAGCGTCAAGAACTATGATTTCAGGAAAGCCTCTTCCTGATGTTACCATAATTGCTGCCGCTAACCCTCAAGGAATGATGCCATTAACTCCACAAATTAAAGAAAGATTTGTTTGGTATGATATTAAATTTCAAGAAGAAATGTGGATTAATTTTATGATTAAAAAATATGGTATAACTTATACTATAGGGCAAAAACTTTCAAAATTAATCAAAGATGAAATTTTTACTTCTAATAATTTTAATACACCTAGAAGTTTAGATAAAGCTGTTGGTATGATAACAAATGAAGTTTATACTCCTTACGAAACATCTGTAAGATTTATATTAGAAGAATTAATTACAAACACTACTGAAAAAGAATTAACTTTACGAAATGGAGAAATTTTAGGAATAAATGAATCAATGACTTGGTTAAATGTTTATAAAAAAAATAAAAAAATAAAATAATACAATGATAGAATTACTAACAAGTAAAAAATTTAAGTTACCCACTTTATTTTTTATAACAGACAAAAAAGATATAAAAGATTTAGCTGTAGGACTTCCTTTTATATATGGAGCCCCTACAGATAAAAAATATTTCATTCAATTATTAGAATGGGAGGTTCTTTATAAAAGGGCTTTACAAACAGGATTACCATTTAATTGGGAAAAAATATTAAAAGATAATGGGTATAAACCTTGTTATGGTTCTAAAGGACATCCTTTATTTTTTGATTATAAAGAATCAGAAGCAGATTATGATAAAATTATAGGAGAAAAATACGATTTATCTTTAATTAAAGAAGATAATGGAGATTTTGCTGAATACATTAATGATTGTTCAGCAACAATAGATATTGATAAATTAAGAAATTTAAATGTATTTCCTGTATGGTTAGATAAAATAGAAGATGCATTAAGTACTAATATTCATAATTTTTCTTTATATAACCCAAATATGTATAATAAGAAATTAGAAGGAATGTATGGACAAATAGAATTTTTATCTCCTGATAGAAATCTTATTATATGTGATATTTCAGGCAGCATGACAAAATCTATTGCTACTTTTATTCTATTGCATAGTAGAACTATGGCAGAAACTTTTTATTGTGATATTTTAGTCACAGGAACAATTAGTGTTCTATATCCTTATGAATTAATTCATACATTAGATGTAGATAAAGTTTATACAGAAGTTGGAAGAAGCAATGAAGGAGAAATGTTTAAAAAATTATTATCAGAAGTGAAACATTACAAAACTGCAATAGTTTTTGGAGATAATGATCATCCTGGACACTACGGTTACACAAATATTTCTGATTCTGATGGTAAGAAATTATGTAAATGGAAAATTGATAAAGTTATTAGTTTCCATAAAGATAGTAATACAGAATTAGCAGGATATAGTCGTTGGTTTGAACCAAGAGAAATTGAACATATCAAAAACTGGGTAATAGATTTAAACAAGTAAACAAATTTAATTAATAAACAAAACTCATTTAAAACAAAAAAAAATTATGAAACAATTCTTAAAATCAACAGAAGTAACAGTAAAAAATGGTGGTTATTTATTTAACAATCAAAACAAACCAGTAAGTAATAAAGAATTTGAAAATGCTCAAAAACATGCTGAATTTATTATAAAATTTAGAGAAGAAATTAAAGGAAAAGATTTTGTAGGAAAAACTCCTGATAACATTAATTCTATTAGAAAATCTGTTTTAGAAAAATTAGAAAAAGATCAAAAAATAGTATTTGTAGAAGGTCCAAAAAAAGTAGAGCAAACTTTAAATCAAAAATTAGCTAAAGAAGCATTAGATTTTATCAAGTTTCACGAAAATACCTCTAAAACTGAAAAAGTTAATGATTTTTTACAAAAATTTAAAGTAGTTAAACAATTTGAAGAATTTGGGTTATTCTTTGAAGAGGATGTGGCTGAACTAAATAAAATCTATACATTAAAAGAAATTGTGGAAGCAGTTACTGAAATTATAGAGCATATTTAATAGAAAAAAACAATTATTTATAACTTTAAGGGTATTATTGATTTAATACCCTTTTTTAATTTTAAAAATGGAAGAACAAATAAATAATGCCATACTATGGCTAAAACAACAAAAATTAGAAGGATGTTTAACGGGGTCGGCACTACTTGGATATTTTCCAGATGATGAAAAAATACAAGATATTGACTTTTTTGCATATTCAGAGCAATCATTTACTCAAATGTATTATGCAATGTACCATAGTCCTAAATTTACTATTACAGACCCTTTAGAAAAATGGAAAAGTGATAAATTTAGAAATGATAAACAAAATAAATCAAAGTTTGGAATCCAAACGATTAAATTCCATTACAATACTTGTATAGAAGTAAATATTATTTATAAACAAAATTGTAATAATATTTTTTCAGTACTTTCTTCTTTTGACATGGATATAATCTCAAAAGGTTATGATACTTTTTTAGAAAAAGAATTAGATCTTACTGGAAATAGTACTATTACTAAAATAGCAGATTGGAATAAATGGAATCCAGCTTATTATAGTGGAGAAATTTGGCAAATTAATAGAATTTTAAGACAACTTGATCGGTGTTTTAAATACTACAAAAGAGGATATAATGTTGATAATGTTATTAAAAAGTATATTGAATTAATTGATGTTTTACAAGATTTTACAAATATATTTAGTTCTGACAATTTTGATGAAAAATTAAAAATTACAAAAAGTAATACAATAATTGTTAGAAAAATTTGTGAAGTTTGGCTAGAAACTCATAAAATTACTGATGATCAAATTAAATTATTAAAAGAAAAAATTAAAGAAATATGACAAATTCAATAGATGAACTTTTGGAGCTTTTACAAGCACCTAATGAAAAAAAAAATAAAGGATTATCTGGATCTTCTAAAGAAATCTGGAGTAGAATAGGAAGTAAAGATACATTTGATGAATTAGGATTGTCTGGTTCAGAATTAGATGATTTCTTGAAGGAATGGATTAATGAAAATCCATATTCAAATCTTTAATAATATATTATGACAAAATTTATTAATGGTTCTAAAAAACGAGCCTAAAAAAGTAAAAAGAAAAATAGTATTTACGCATTTCGCAAATTGCAATAAAAAAGTAACAAAGACTATGTTACAACCAGAAAATTACGACAAAGGCGATGAAGATTATCAATAATTAAAAAAAAACAAACAAAATGGAAAACACAATTTTAGAAATTAGCAAAGAAGATAAAATAAAAGATTTTATCAAAAATAACAACCTTACTTTTTCTGGAGATGGAAGTAATTTAAATTCAGAATGTACTACCATTTCTGGTTATGGATTATATGTAGGGATAAATAGATACGAAGAATTAGAAGATATTGTAGTAGAAATAAATCCAGATGTAAATCCTGACTTTGAAGAACAACTTAGAAAAACTTTTTCTTTTGCAAAGAGAAATAATTATGAAAACTTCTGGAAAAAAAAATCTGCAAAAACAATGTATAAATTTTAATTATGAGGTCTTTCTTATGTAAAGGAAAGAAGCCAATTTTGAAATGGAAATTACTTCCTGAAAATACATTTTTTGAATTTGAAGGAAAATTACCTAATTCTTATTCACTTGCTATAAGCCCTTCTAAAGGGTTTATAGTGATTGATGTAGATGTTGATATAGAAAAAGGAAAAGATGGCTTCAAATCAATCCCTAGAGAACTTAGAAATGAATTAGAAACTACTTTTAATTATCCTACAAAAAGAAATGGTAAACATTATTGGTTTAAGTATACAGGAGATAAAGAATTAGCTAATAAAACAAGTGGGTTAGATATTGATCTTAGGACAAATAAAGGTTATGTAATATTTTATCCAGAAGGAGATATTAGAAATCATTTACATGAAATAAAAGAAACTTCCTCTGAACTAAATGAATTTTTAGAATCCTTGTTTTCTTACATTTAAAAATAAAATTATGGAAAATGAAAAACTAAAATTAGAAGAAATCGTAGGGTATTTGCCTTATGAACTATATACAGGAATGCCAAGACTTGGTAAAATAGAAAGATATTTGATTTATGGTTTAAAGAAAAATACATTTGGGGCAGAACCCATTGTTTTTATTGATGA